GTAACGAAGTCCTGCAACACGATCAGCTGGTCGGTGGTGTCCGCGCCGACGTTGAAGTAGATCACCCCGGCCATCACCGACGCAATCGTCACCGTCGTGTAAACGGTGTCGGCGGCGTCCCACGTTGCCGTCCCCGACGCCAACGTCACCTCAGTTGTGGTGACCGCCACCCCACCCGTCGTGTAACCGGTGCCCGTCACCTCGTTAGTGAGGTCGTTGCGGAAGTCGTGGGTGTCGTAGTTCGGGGTGTACGCGTCGGTGACCAACGCCTCTTTGTGCGTCTCCGCACCAAGCGACTGGCCCGCCGTGTCGAGCAGCATCTTCTGAAGGGTGATCCCGTACATGCCGGCCGCTGTGATAGCCATGGGGCCTCTGTCTCCTTAGTGTCGGGCCGTAGCTTCGGCCAACCTGTTGATGAACGCGTGGAACTCTGGGACGTCGATCGTTTCCGCCTCAGCCCGCAACGCCCCCAACAGCTCGTCACGGCGTAACCAGCGGTGCAACCGGCCCGGAGTGCCATCCGGGTTAGGAGGCGCCGCGTTCAACACGGTCACGTTGACCGTCGACGGTGGCGCCACCTTGATACCGAGGAACTCGTTGACTTCCCGTTCGTCAAGGATGAGCTCCGCAGTCACTTCTTACCCGACACCGACACGGACAGCCCAACCGGGCGAGGTCGCACCACCACGGCAACAGACCCGTCCTGGTGTTCCACCGACAGGTTCCGGCCGTTGCGACGCACCCGCACCTTCCCCTTGTACTTCCCCACCTGCCTCATGGCAGCGGGAACACTGTCACCGAGTAGGTGAGCGAATCGGCGTCCGCGGCGGTCGCGACAACACACCATGTCGACTCGAGCGGACCCTGATCCGTTGAGTTCGCCACCTCAGTGGTGACCGACGGGTGAATGACCAGTTTCGTGACACCGGCAGCGGTGATCGCAGCGGACGCCAACAAGGTCGCCATCGCGTCAGCGGGCCCGGAGCTGGTTTGGACGTTGAACACCACCGACGGGGTCGCCGCCAACGCGGTCGCATCAATCACAACCAGCAGGCCACGGTACTGGCCGTTGCCGATACCACCCGGAATCTTGTACGTCTCCGACGTCGCGGAAGCGGTTCTGGCCGCCGACGCGAACACGGTGATCGGCTTAGGGAGCGAGTAACCCATTCAGTCCTCCTCAGAGGGTTCAGCCGCCACCGTCACGGGTACGGCAGTCTTTTTCCTGGCAACAGTTCGGCGTTCACCGGGTGCCGCGGTCGCCGCCTCGACAACCGGGACCAGCGACGTTGAGTCCACTTCGATGAACCATTGCGGGTATTTGCGCACCAACGGGTCTGATCCCTCGTACACGTCACCGAAGATGACGGTGCGGCGGGCGACGACCCCTTTGGGGGCGCCGACGTGGAACGTTTCGGTGGCGCGGTAGTACTTCGCCATGGTTGCCTTCCTGTAGGTGGGTGGGCGGGTGGGGGACTCAGGCCGGCGCCACATTCGCCGCGGTCCCCCACCCATCCCACTCGGTTGGTTAGGTGACGTTCAACACCGACAGGGCGCCGATGTTGGTGACGTCGGCACCTGTGCGCCAGTAGGCGTACCAGCCACGGGAACCGGACGGCCGGTTGTTGCCGGTGTGGAACAGATGCGGGATGTACTCGACGGAGAACCCGACCCGGTCCACGATCGTGTAACCGGCGTTCCAGTCACCGAAGATGAGAACGTAGTTCTCAACGGCGCCGTAGGTGCCGTCCATGTCCGACATCTCGAAGATGGGCCTACCGAACACAGCCGGGATCCCCTCAGCGGTCATGTCAACAGTGAACGCGTGGCTCACGGCGGCGCCGAAGGCACGGATCTCGTTGATGATCGCGAAGTTCGCTGCCCACGCCTGCCGTCCGACGCCGGACTGCCGGTAACGGGGACCAACCGACTCGATCAGGTTGTACATGTCCGCAACCGCGAACGCGTCGGCACCAGACGAAACCTGGATCGAACCGCCGGCAACCAGCGACGTGACCACACCGAACGGCTGACCCGCACCGGAACCGGTCGCGAACGCAGCCGACTCGAGACGGGCTTTCCCGTCTGCGAACAACGTGCCCAGGTCGTTGACCAGGTTCGGGTAGTCCTGAGCCACTTCGATCGTCGCCGGCACGAACGCCGACGCCTTGTGCACCGAAATGCTCGGCTGCGCGAACGTGGTGGTGTCGTCCGACACCTCAGCACCCTCAGCGTCCCACGAAGCCGTCAACTGCGTCGAGGACAGACCCCGCCACACGTCAACAGTTGTGGTCTCGACCCGGGCGTAGCTGCGCACCGAAGTGGCGGCACCGTCACCCAACTCGATCAGGGTGGGGTCGATCGGCATCGGCACCGCGAAACCACCGGCCGTGTCCGTCAGAGACATGGCACGCTGCAGGGCCTCAGCCTCCGCACCGGTCAACATCTCCTTACGGTCCGTGACCGCCTTCAACCATGCCCGCTTGTACATCGGCGAGTTCGTCGCCAGGACAAGGTTCGCGATGGTGGACGACCGGTCGTCGCCATGCTCGAGCAGGTTGGCGATCTTCGACTTCGACGCGTCAGCGTTCGGGGCGGCACGCGACTCGAACTCCCAATCCGACGTCCGCTCCAAAGCGGTCAGGGCACGGGCACGCAGATCGTTGGTGCGCTGCTCCCCGACACCCTTCACCGTCGACAGGTCATACGGGTCCTCAACCGGCTTCTGGTACACGGGGGCACCGGCACCGGCCTCACTGTGACCACTCTCCGCGTAGCGGCGCACCTTATCGAGCCGCTCCTGACGCAGCTTGAACTCGGTGATCCGCAGCTTCAACGTGTCAGCCTCAACCTCAAGCGCTTCGGACCGCACCTGGGCGGCGTCGAACGCCTCCTGATCGAACGGTTCGGTCGTCATCAGGTCCTCGAGCTCCGCGACGAGGGCGCGGGACTCCTCGGCGATCTCTTCGAACCGCTGTTCATACTTGTCAATCATCAGATACCTTCTCAGTCAGCCGCGCATGCAACGCGTGCATACGTGCGATGGTGGCCTCAACGGCCTCGTGCTCGGCCGACAGGTGCCCGGAGGGCGGGCTGTCGTCTTCCGGGCCTTCAACGGGCTCGGGTTCCGCTTCGCGGTTGGCTGGCCCCACAGGTGCGGGGGTGCCTAGATCGTGGGCTCGACGAATCAGCGCGGCGTATTCGTCGCGGCCGTTCTGGTCGAGGTGCCGCCACCACTCGTATTCGGACATGCTGCGCACACCCGCGGTAGCGGCCTCAAAGGCTGGATGGTCAACGGGACCAAACTCGAAGACGGCAGCCTCAGAGATGGTCCGTTCGGGGATCCCATCATCGGAGTCCTCATCCCACGCATCGCCACCCTTGGGAATGGCGAACCGGTACGATGCCCCGAGCAGTCCGTCTTCGGCAGCGGGGATGATGTAATCCCGGTTGTACGGGGTATCGAGCAGCGACACCTCGTAGTACGGACCCTCAGCCCGTTCCTCTAGAACCTTGATGACCCCGAGTTGCCGTTGAGCGATCTGGCTGTCGATCCCGTGGTTGTAGTTGACGACGATCGAATGACGGCCGGTCCGCTTGGACGCATCCCACGACCGCGAGATGGTCCGCTTGAACGCACCAGGCACGGTCCGTTCCCGGAACTTGCCCTCCCACGAGTCGATGGTCGCCCACTCATTGAACGGGGTGAACACACCGCGGAGGGTGCGGCGCCCGTCGCCTTCGGCTCGCACCTCGAGGGTGGACGCCATTCTGACGAAACCAAGCTGATCAGTGAGACTCATGCGACACGCTCCTGGTAAGCGGACAGAACCGAGGCGATGTCGACGGCGACTGACGTCGGCGTGGACCACCGGTCCATCGTGATCCGATGCACGGTCCACCCGGCCGCGGTGAGCGCTGCGTCCTTGCGACGATCCTTCGCGGCGACTTCAGGAATGGAGTGCCAGTATTCACCGTCGAGCTCGATGGCGACACCGATCGACGGGATCGCCAGGTCGATAGACCATCTGCCGAACCGCTTTTCGGCCTCGAAGGGGACCGTCGCTGTGGACGCCCACTGTGCGATGGCTTCGTCGCCGATGACACTGCGGCGGGCGATGGGGCGTCCGAGCGCTGCGCATCCCCGCGAGCAGTACTTGCCTCGTCCACCGGCGATCTCGGAAGGGCGCTTCTCGTACTCGGCGCCGCAGTTACGGCACTCGCACACAACACGCCGTCGCAGATCAGGTCTAGGCGCTGCGCCGTAGCATTCCATCGAGCAGAACCGCCGCTTTTTGGACGGCTTGGCCGCAATCAGTCCGTTACACGTCTCACATCGGCTCGTCCGCGGCTTGGCGTTGAACGCTCTCGGTCGCGCTGTTCGACATGCCCAACTGCACCATCGACGCTTCGCTTGACTTGGCGGCACCCGGAATGCATTGCCGCATTCGTCGCATGTCAGATTCATGCCTCATCAGCCTCAGATGGTTCAATGGCCGGTGCCGTGGGTGCCGCGACGGTCCCTGGCGGTTGGAGCTGGACCGAGAACAACTCGGAATGGGTCAATCGGGTGAAGTCACCGGATGTGACCGCGTCCACCACCGAGTCCGGCAGGTACCCGGCGTCGATCAACTGCCGGATCGTCGCCGCCTTCGTCTGCCGGATCGTCGCCTCATCCTGCTCATCAGCCTGCAGGAAGGCGACCCGCGACGGGT